AGCCCTGACCACTGCCTCTGGGTATGACGGTCAGACACCTCCTACCATGAATGGCATGATCAGCCCCTTGTGCCGTAGCCCCAACGGCTCTGGCCAGCCTTGCGATGATGCCAATTTCTGCGATGGCACTACTCAGGCGTGTGTAAAGAAGGCCATGTTTGGAAGCAGCGATTTGAACGGCGTAGATGGCTACTATTCGTAAAAAGTCATTTACTATCCCTTATTTGATATAATTGTATCATAACAAATAAGGTAATTTCCTATCATTATTTATGCGGTATCTTCTGCTGGCTTCTCCTCTGCTGGCTTCCCCTCCGCCTTCTTAGCATCCTCCTCCGCCTTCTTCTTCATCTTGCGTTCCAGAACAAGGTCGGCGGGTCCATTAAAGATGGTATTGGTGGCCTCCGACTGTGCGGCCGCAGAGGCCTCCTCGGTCTCATCATCTGCCTTGGCAATTCCGAACATCGCCTTCTCAGCCTTCGGCTTCATGCCCGTCTTCCTCTGTTCCTCAAAGAAGGCCGACTTACTGTCCTCATTCTCCTTGTAGCGCTTCATCAAGTTGTTCAACTCATCCTGGGCGTACTCCTGGTCTGCCACAAGATGGGGCTTAGGATCCCACGGTGTCCACTTACCCACTTCGGCACAGTAGATGTTGTGATACTTGTCGTTCTTCTGGAGTTTCTTTGCCCGAACCTCCGCCTCCTTCTCATCCCGGGCTATAGAACGTACCTTGAACCCCCGAATACTCGTACGGAAGTCATTCTTGGCATGGAACTCCTCCTCCAACTTCGCCTGCTCCTTGAACAAGAAATCCTCCCAGGCATCTCCGATCTTGGTCTTATTAATATCCTTCTGCTGCTTACGGACAAACCCCTGGTAAGACTCCATAACCGTCTCCATCTTGACACGGCTGGCACGGCATAAATCGGCGGCATCATTGACACCGCTGGCATCAAATCGGTTGGCCTTCTCATCCAGTCCCCGGTTGATTTCATTGACCTGCTCGGCCAAAAAGGCCTCCATGTTCTTGACCTTCCACTCCACCTCATAGGATTGGAGGAAGCGCTGAAAGAAGAAGAGATCCTTCTTCTCCAGAACATTCTCGGGGCTCAAGAAACTGACTAGAGCATACTTCTGGCCCGAGACAGGCTCGTCCTCATCCAAATAATCCTCAATGGGCTCGCTCTTTGCCTTGGACATCCTTCTTCCGGAAGAAAGTATTTTATGCTTTAGGCTATGAACACACTCTCCAAATCATACACTTTTTTTCCTTAGTATCAAGTATAGAAATGGACTCCGGAATCGCCGAAATTGTCAATCGTGTCATCAAGTATCTGATTGAGGGTCTCGTTGTCGCCGCTGCGGCCCTTCTCATTCCCCGCAAGACTCTGCCCATGGATGAGGTCGCCACCCTGGCCGTTCTCGCCGCGGTTGTCTTCGCCATCCTTGACGCTGTAAGCCCCTCTATGGGTGTTACGGCTAGACAGGGTGCCTCCTTCGGTATCGGTGCGAACCTGGTGGGGTTCCCTAGGGGTCTGTAAAGACTCCCGTCTCTAAACAACCCAACAAAATCAACAAAAACAATCAAACGAAACAGGTTTCTAAAAAAATCCGCCAAACGAACCTAAATGGATATCTCTATATCCATACTCAGTCCTATTCACCGGCGATACATGCCATTCTGAATAGGATTCTTAATGACTTTTTGTAGGTCTTCTTATAACTTTATAATACTCAATAATGAGGAATTAACGACATTGTATATATTTGAATTATATCCATAGTTTGAATATCACTTGTGGCTCTGTAAAGCCAGGATTGATAGCCACATTCAGATTCCCTGTCGCCAAAATAGAATGCTCCTACGTATGCTTACGGTACTGGCCCTAGCCCTTCCTGCGTTAGGTGGAACCGGCCCTTCCTCTTTGTATACTCTTTTGAACGGTCAAACCTTCAATCCCCCTGGTTATACGGTAGTGGCCTATCAGTCCTGTGTTCAGAACCAGAATGCGGGAAATAACTGTGGCTCTTTCACCACCTATGAAACCAGCAATGGTCAATATACCTATCAAAAATACGGTCCGGCACCCTGTTCTGGCTCTTGCTGCCGTGAGTTCCATCTGACCCTGGCGTGCGGAGCCACGCTTCAGATGAGCGGCGTGAACGAAAATCCCATCTGTACCTATTCTGCCACCCTGTATCTCCCTGAGGTCTGCGGTGTAGATATGACAGTGGGCAATGAGGCGGCTTCGGTCAGCCCTTCGGCTCTTCCTCCAACACCAACTAGCACGCAAACGGCCACCCAGACGGAAACGGCGACCCAGACGGCCAGTGTCACCATTACGGCATCGGGTACGACAACGGCATCCATCACGAGCACACCCCTATTTCAAATCACAGCCTGGCCCACCACATCCAGTACGACCACCCTGACCGCCACAAGTACCCCTCTCTTCATGATTACCGCCTGGCCCACACCCAGTCCTGTCAATGTGTCAGCCACAAGTACGCCCCTGTATTACATGACCCCCTATCCTTCCTATGACCCGACCAACGGCACTGGAACAAATCTTCTTGCGTCCGTTCTGTCGGTCGCTCCTGCGGGCACGGCCACCATTCTGGGCTCCGTCGCCGTGGGCATCGCAGGTCTAGGGGCTATCGCCTTTGCGGTCAACTACTTCCGAAAGGGGGGATCTATTTCAGGACTCATTGGCCTCGCGAAGGCGAATAAGGGCGCCTTTGATAAACTTGTGAAAGATTTGCCGATGGATGCCAAGATGAAGGCGGCCCTCCAGGATCCCAAGTCGCTTCTGAATCCAGAACAACGCGCTTTAGCCGAGAAGGCTGAGGCAGCCATTCAAGATCCGAGCCAGGTTCTAAAAGACCTTCCTGTCAGTGATGCCCTCAAGGCACAACTTCAGTCCTATGTCCCAACGTCCACAGAACAGATGATCAATGCTATTCAGCATCCCGAGGAACTAAAAGAAAAAGTAATTACGGCAGTCAAAGACACGGCTATCACAGTGGCCAAGGAGAATGTTCCGATGACCTTGAGTCCCGAGATTCTGAAGGCGCTTATTCCGACCCTTCTGGCCCAAAAGGCGACGGAGAACAATACCATTCATGAGCCGGCCACGGTTCAGATTACCCAGGAACAACTCGCGGCTCTTCTTGCGAATCAGACTCCTAAATAGACGTGTAGGATGATACTAAAATAGATGTCAGGCATCATACCTGTCTGACATCTGTTTAGAACTATGTTCTCTTTGGAACGAGAACATGCCTGGCATATAGGTTGCCAGTAGGAATAAGGTCCTCTGATACAAAGGGTTGAATGGGGTTAGCCCCAAACCATTCTCCATCGGTTTCATAAATAGGTTTGAAGTGTATGCCATTCATTCTATCTGAAAGCAGAAGAGCACACCCGTGTTGAACCACTTCGATAACGATTCCAAAGATACTGGATTTCATAGGGTCCGACTCCTGATACTGTATAGAGGGTGCGATCATATTCCAGAATTCATCCATCCCTAAATGGGGTTCTTCCGCAGAGAATGCGATATAGAATTCTTGGGTGACATCTTTTTTGGTGTGGCATCGTAAGATGGCGATGTTATGAGCGGAAATGTTTGGCATGTTTGTCGTGATTGACATGATTGACGTTCATAGCAACACACCTTATATTTCAAATTTTTTATATAGGATGTATGAAAATACTCCCCACTAAGTAGGGATGTCAGATACAATTGCCGTGACACAATCTCTTAGAAATTCCTTTATGACCTCCTATTTGATTTTGATCGGATATACGGGGATCACCGCGATAGAGGCCTTGCGTACGCCAAGTGTGGAAATACGACATGTAATGAATATTGAGACAACTGTTTCCATAGTCGCCGGCATCGTCTATGGTGTCTTTAATGAGATGCTCAAGGCTCCCACCATTGATCTCAGTCAAATCACACAAATGAGGTATATTGATTGGTCTATTACAACACCGCTCATTATCCTTGTTTTAACCCTGTTTTACACGGGAATCAATCACCCTTCCTATAAGGTCTTTTTGCTGCTGATTATTCTGAACTGGGCGATGCTAGGGTCCGGATATTTGGGGGAGACGGGAACAATCAACAAATGGACGGGGGTTGGAATGGGGTTCCTCTTCTTTGGTCTCATGCTATTGGTTCTCTTTGTAACCTGTGTCGCAAGTACAAAGAACCACGCGGTCTTCTGGATCTTTGCCCTCATTTGGTCAGGCTATGGAATCGCCTATTTGGCGGATGAGGAAACCAAGAATCTGGCCTACAATGGATTAGATGTGGTGTCTAAGGCCATCTTTGGTGTGGTGCTGTATTTGTATTATGGAAAGGTGTTGAGATTCTAAAGTTTTAGAGGAGTTATCTAGAACGACGCGATCTACTTCCATTACCTATTATCGCATTAATATTACGTCGTGTCAGGCCTCTATTAGCAATCCTCTCCTTTAAGGTTTTATGAATACGGCCTAGTTTTGGAGGGGCAATACTTTTAGCATTCATATTTTTAAATACTGGTAATCGCTTCGCCTGTTTATTCGTCAAATTCTTGAAAACTCGTAGTCGGGCCATGTTTATACTATAGCATTTGATTTTTTATACAAGCGTCTAGAGAGTTAGGGTTTAGAGCAATAGAGTTGCTCTTCAAACGGTTCTGATGAATTGCCACTGCATATCCGAACAGATTCCCTTCCACGCACAATCTTGTACATACAACTTATCCCTATTTTTGAGCAACGGGAAGCAAGCCAGATGTTCGTCCATTTCCAACAATTCACAGAACTTGTACAGGATGTACCCATAACTTAAAAAGTTTCTGCGACCCTTTGGAATATGCTTCTTGAAGGCCGGTTGGATTTCACGAAACATATGACGCAACTTTTCCTCATCCTCTCGGCTCATAAAGGGCGCATTCTGGCCTGAAAGGCGGTTGATAATATGAGGAATATGTTCATAGTATTTGGTTTCCCCCATGTGCCGTAGAATCTCTCGGAGTTTTGTTCTCTTGAGAGAGCCAAAATTACTAATACGCTCCTTCTTCAATTGAAGTAGAATTTGGTCATAAATCATTGGAGGAATTTCGGTGGACTCCTTGGCCTGGAACTGAGCCAGCCATTCATTAAAGTGATTGATCTTCTTATACGCATAATATGAGAGTTCTCTCGGGGGGTCCTTATAAGATGGTTTATCGGAATCAATCAGAATAAAGTCCTTATTGCCACAGGCAGAACAGGTCAACGTGGCCTCATTCATACACATAATCATTTCCGATCCACAGCGATCGCAATAGGTCCATTCGTCGCCATCGGCGGCCTTCGCCATGGACGGTGCCTCTATCTGTAAATACTGGTTCAACAGATCCGAACGCTGAGGTGCTTTATAGGTGGAAGGAGAGGAAAGGGAGGAGGCAGAGGAATTTCCATTTTCTTTAAGTGGTCCCTGATTTGCCTCTTCTTTTTGGAGGTCACCGAGAATGGCCAGAATAGATCCCGGCTTGGCCTTGGTTTGGGTGGAAATACTGGCCCCCTGTTGTATCTTTTCCTGGACATCGTAATATTCAAAGAGGATATTGCCGGTTCTTAGGTAATAGTCATTTACGGAGTCACCCGATTCTATGGATTTGACTTTCTTTTGTAGTCGCTCCACTTTCTGTTCAAGGTTCCAGAGTTCCGTGGGACTCTGACTTGTACTGATTTTAGCCTTGAGAGCCTCAATATCGGCTTTGAATGTTGGAAGGTTGGTTTGGTCCGCCAGAAGAGTTGCCATTTTTTGGCCGTGAAGGGCATCCAGTGTTGTTCGAGTCTCCGGGCCCCCGGCTTTTGGACCTTTGGACTTTAATGAGATGGATGTTGTCTCGGCCATCCTAGTCTTTACCATCAAAAAGACGGAAGGTTTAGGTAGTCATCCCAGATTTAAGAAAAATGAAACGCGAATAAAAAATTGCGTTTTGCCAAAATTATTTTGTGTGTAGAGGGTATATAAATGACAGGTGGTGGTTTGATGCAGCTCGTTGCCTATGGCGCCCAAGATGTTTACCTTACCGGTAACCCACAAATCACTTTTTTTAAAGTGATTTACCGTCGTCACACCAACTTCGCCATGGAGTCCATTGAGAACCCTTTCAATGGTGCCCCCAACTTTGGCAAGAAGGTGACCTGCACTATCCAGCGCAACGGCGACTTGATCCACCGTATCTACCTCCAGGCCACCCTGCCCCAGGTGACGGTCAATACGGCCACGGACGGTTCCGGCGGTCAGTTCCGTTGGCTCAACTGGGTTGGCGAGAACCTTATCTCCTATGTGGAACTTGAAATCGGCGGTCAGCGCATTGACAAGCACTATGG